ATGGTTGGTCCAACAAAATTGAAAGGATACTTTCCTATATCGGCGCTTATACAGGAATTATCGTCTCTTGGGCTTGGGGAGAAAGAAACTCTCTACGAAATTGAAGAACTCGCAAAAGCTCAATGTATCGTGAGTGAAGACTTTAAGGTCGACGGCTTCGGTGCCTCTACCCTCATTAAGCTTGCTCCCTCCGGATTCGTGCATCTCGACCTGCTCCGGGATATGGATTATTGGGCTGCCATTGCAGAGGATACCAATTTTGGTCAACAGGAGGCCGCAGCACGTATTGCCGAACGTATTGGGGACCCCACAAGACACTTATCGCGCGACGTTGCGTTTGAAAATGCCATTGAAACACTTGATTATATCATTGACCAGCTCTCTATTGTAGAGCAACGCTCGTTATCTTTTATTAAAGAGATACGTTGGTTTGATACGGTGAAGCTTAAAGAGATCAGAGATAATCTCTATAATAGTGCCATCAAACACGGATACGGGGCATGGAGAAGGTTTTTGGAAGAGCATAAGGAGGGGGATCAACTGACTGTTACTCTGGCCAGAGAAGCGCCATTTGGCTTTTTTGCCGATTTTTCCCCAGGTGTTTCTGGCTTGCTCCATAAGTCAGAGTTTACACAGGGGCAAGTTCACCTTCATAAAGGCGATTCTGTTAAAATTGAGATCCGACGTATAGATACCGTACAACGGCGCGTTCACCTGTCGCTAGTTTCTTGATATGAAATGTCCCTTGACAAGCGCATGCCTTTCTGTCTTTTTAGCCGTGTTCTTCTAAGCGGCGATACAACTTCGTCGCACACAAACGTACTGCATCATTGAGGTGGTGCTCAAACAAACGGCTGGTTGATATATATATATATTGAGGAAAAGACGATGGCTTAAGTGCTATGTCTGGCAAAGACTGAAACCCCGCTTCGGCGGGGTTTTTCATGGCCTTTGCACATATTTGCGAAGTGATCAAACCTTCTTATCCTGTGCCAATACTGCGAGCACCTGATCCAGCCGCTTGTTCGTCTCTTTCAGGCCTTCACGGGTTTCATCCCGCATTTCCTTCATACCGTCCCGCAACTGCTTTACATGATCATCCAGATCTACACGACGCACATACTCGTCACGAACCCGGTTAACGCGCTCATGCAACTGGTCATCACCGGCCTTGATCGCCTCGGACAACTGATCATCTCCATTTTTGATGGAAGCAGACAAGGATCTGAATGCGGTGAGAAGTGCTCCGCCAAAGAACGTCGCCAGACCGAGAGCCGTGCCGATCTACCATTGCAAATCGGCATTCATTGACGCCCCCTTTTCACTTCATCATAAAAACTGGCACATCTGTCTGTTCGGGCGTTCTGCCGATCCAGCGCCTCACGCTCACGTTTGAGGATCGATAGTTTTTCCTGCCCCTCGACAAGCGGCGCAGGTGCTTCCTTACGCCGGCAGTCTTCGGGATAGTCCGGAAGGTTTGTTCCTGCAGCCGCTCTGCCCTGAGTTTCGGCAGCTGCGAACAGATTCCGGTCAGCGGCGCAGGAACTCAATATCGTCGTTATCAAGCAGGCAAGCGCGGCCCGCCTCGGCAAGCTTGCGTTCATAGTCGGCGATCTCCTGTTCGGTCTTTTCGATCCGGTCAATACGGGAAACTTGAAATGCAATGGCATTCTGGCTCGCCGTTTCCTGTTTCTCAAATCGACTATCCAGCCAGTTGAGACCAAAATGGACAACCAGACCCGCAATAGGTAGAGCCATCACCATCGATACACGGGCTACAGCCCGGAGAAGAACACTGTCTGCAATCTTCTGAATGCGCTCGCCCGCCATAATATCCTCACTCACCGTAGCCCCCTTGCCCAGCTATCATAGAATTCTGCACATCGATCCGTTCGCGCATTCTGCCTGTCCAGCGCCGCTCGCTCCCGTTTAAGGATGGAGCGGACTTCCGCTCCCTCAATCAATGGTGCATGCGGCTCTTTCTCGCGACAGTCATCGGGATAATCGGCGGGGACAATGCCCGCCTGCGCCCAGCCTTGCTGTTCCGCAGCCTCTTGCAGCCGCCGATCACTGGCGCAGGAACTGCAAATCATCGCGATCAAGCAGACAGGCACGGCCCGCAGCTGCCAGCTTCTTTTCATAATCTGCTATCTCCTGTTCAGATTTTTCGATCTGCGCGGCTTCGGCTGCGCGAGCGTTCCGCAACTGCACCTGATAGGCTTCAATAACAAGCGCGTTGGCCCTGCCCTGGCGTCGCAACTCGTCGATTTCCGCTCGCAGCGCCGCCGCCTGAAATTCTGGAACGAGGCCTTTCTTCGCCTGCCCATCGAACAGGAAGCCCACTACCGGCAGATCCTTTAAAACCGGGACGCCGTTGTAATAGACCGAGCCGATGACGATCCCGGCCGCCACGCCAAGACCGATCTTGAGGTAATCCAGCAAGCCAAACATCACAGACCTGCCAGGCAGATTTCCAGCTCACCAATACGTTGGGCATCACCCATCTCACGGCGTTTCCTAAGGCCTTCAATAACCTTTCCACCCGCACGATTGAACGCAGCCATCGCATTGCAAGCCAAGCGCCATTGCCCATCATTCATGCGCCGCGCCGCGGTTGACTTGCAGGCGCACCTGTGCCGATGTTATAGGAAAGATCCAGCATGGCTGCCTGCGCGCTGATTGGCGCCCGGTCGAATGTGCGGATACACTTTCGCAGCGGTTGGCGAAAATCATTCTCCAGTCGCATTTCCAGCATCTTGATGCATTGCGCATCAGTGTATCTGTCACTGGGCTTCACGCCTTTGGTTTCGCCAGCACAAACCGTCCAGACACGGCCCAGCTTGTCATAGTAAGCCTTGTTCTCGACGCCCTCCCACGGAACGGTGAGATAAGCTGCAGTCATAGCAACAAGGCCAAGTCCGGACGCGAGCGCGCTCTTTGCACGTTTACTCATTTCGGGAATCCTTTTGGGAAATGATGCGCGCCACGAACGCCGCGATCGTCACGATAAACATCAAAAGGCGAAACCATCGGTCGGGGATGAGGGATGTGTCGGCCAGGTATGGCAACACGGCTTCGAGGCCGGTCAAAATGCCGGCGGCGATTAAAAGGCGGATAAGCGAAGCCGTCACATCAGTCACATCATTCGTTGGTGCGGACTCGTTGGGCTACATCGCGGCAGGGAACATAACCTTCATAAATCCGGGAAATGTCACCGGTGTACGTTACGCGGTCTCACTTAACAGCGTGATCCACACACTTGGCGGTGGAGCTAATTATTTTCCCGGAACTTCGGCTGGAACAGTAGCAACAGATGGGCAATACATATGACGTACGTGCTGAATGACTGGTACTGGCTTGCGGACGATGGACGTCTGTTTTCATCCCGCATCTCCAGTCTGATCGATGCGACCGACGAAGCCTATGTCGAATGGAACGAGAAAAACCAGCCGACACGCTGGCCGTGTGACGATCACGGAGATTAAACGGATGCTGCGTTGCAGTGGGTTTTCGATAATGCTGGCGTCAATGTGTTTGTTAGCATCGAACGTCTGAAAGACAGCCTTAAGAAAGAGGTCGATGCAGCAGCTGAAGCCGAGCGACTGAAATACATAACGCCCGGTGAAGGTCAGGCGATGACCTATCAGCAAAAGGTTGTCGAAGCGCAGGCGTTCAAGTCTGACAACGATCCGGATGTTGCGGAATATCCGTTGCTTTCTTCCGAGGTGGGAATCACTGCATCGACCCATGGTGAGGTGGCCGATATCGTCATTGCTGCGTTTAGGCAGAGGCAATCGATCGGCGCTGCGATTGAGAGCATCCGTCTTGGTGCAAAGCGAGACATTGACGATGCCGGAGATAAGGTCACCGCCCGTGCCTGCGTTGACGCCATTGTCTGGCCATCAGCACAGTTAGGGGCATTATGACTGTCGTCAACGCTCTCCGGAAAGAACTTAGGCACCTGCCGCCAGTCGGGATCGCCGGGAAGTGGCCATACGCGCAGAGATTACGGCCCCTCTTTTCCGGAAAGGGTTTTCGACATAGCGATAGCTCGCTTCCGAAAACGCAAGTGTCAGAACACCAGCAAGGATTAGAGAAGGGATCGCTTGTTGCTGATAACCGGCCCATTCGAGGAAGTGCCGCGCGGACAGATAAGCAGGGATGTGTGCCAGATAGAGGGAATATGATCGATCGCCTAGATACAATCCGATCGATTGCAGTATGCCAGGCAACTTGAAACGGTCAGCATTATAGCTTCCCGCGAAAACGAGCACACCCGCTGTCATAGCGACCAATCCCATTGAGAAACTTGCCTGCGTAAGCGGCTTCACACATACCATCAGCATGATGAGAGCCGGAAACGCCAGACGCGGGACCAGCATGACATATGGCCGAAGCGCCCGATGCAATCGACCCCCTTCAGCGAAAGCGATCAGAACGCCGAGGGAGATGGCGTCTGTGCGGAATGCCCATAGAGGGTCCCAAATGTCACGTTTGATGCCAAATTGCAGTGCGACCACCGCGCCAAAGACGTAAGGCAACCAGCGCAACGGAAGGAAGAAAATAGCGAACGGAGCAACGAGGTAAAACTGTTCTTCGAGCGCAAGGCTCCAATAACGGCCATTTACGCCACACTGCGCGAGGCCTTTGGCACAATTGTAGAAGTGAAGATTGGCATACTGGCCGATGATGGAAATGCCGTCACCGAGGTTGGCTTGCAGCGAGCCGAACTCAGCCCCAACTAGCAGCGACATCACCAAAGTAAACGCCAGCCAAAACCATGCTGCCGGGAAAATCCGAAACGCTCGCTTGACCCAAAACTGCAATGCGAAAGCCGAGAAAGTCGTTTCCTCCCGCCTTTTTTCCAGCAGACCACGAGCGATGATAAAGCCTGAAACGCAGAAAAAGAGGTCTACGCCGGTCCAGGTGGCGGCATAATCGAACACGATCCGGTACGAGCCGCCCCAGTATAGCAATACCGTCAGGTGGTCATAAAGGACCAACAATACGGCTGCTGCCCGGAGGATTTGGATATCTGAGTTTTTCTGCAAGCCGCAACCGCCTCGTTAATTTGGACGAGTAGTGACACAATCGTTAGCTCAAAAAAAGCCCGGAGTGGATTGAATGAGGAAGCAGACGCTCCTTAATTGAAAGCTGGAGCGGACATTTGAAAGCAGTCCTAATATCGTTTTCAAGCCGTCTTTAAACTGCCGCCAGCTCAGTTCTTTGACATCGTAAAACTGTTGCCAATCGATCTTGCGCGCGCTGCCACGCGATTTTGCGCGCTACAAGAAAAGTTGGAACTCGAAAATTATCGAGTTGGAACTTTTTCATTTTGACGAAGCTAAGTTATTGAAAAAGTGGCGATCCCGGCAGGATTCGAACCTGCGACCATCGGCTTAGAAGGCCGGTGCTCTATCCAACTGAGCTACGGGACCCTACCCTTTGAACAAGACGCCGGGGCCTTATCGGGGCCTCGGCGATTGCGTGTTTGTCTTTCAGGCTATGAGACAGCCGTTTGAACCAGACAACCCGTCAATGGGTCCAGGGTTGCGGACGATCAAAACGGAAATTGTCGGAATAAGAAACCTTGCCGCGCTTCGGCTCATGCGGCTCCATGAGGCGATAGGGAATGCCGTTGCGCGTCGCATAGGCTACCGCTTCTTCCTGTGAGGCGAAGAACAGCCGGATCTGGCTTTTCATATCACCTGAAGAGGTATATCCCATCAAAGGCTCGACCACGCGAGGCTTTTCGGGTTCATATTCCAGAAGCCATTGATCCGTCTTGGCCTTACCGGACTGCATGGCGGTTTTAGCTGGACGATAAATGCGAGCTACCATTTGAAGAACCTTGAACTCCGCTCTCACCTTCCCTCGCAGGAAGGAGACAAATCTATCATGGCAATAGTTTACCCGGTTTAGCGTGTCAACGCGATAAAGACGCATGCCACAGCCTTGCGGCCTCAAGGCTTTCCATCATCGATCAACTTGTCGGGAAAATGGTCGGAGCGGCAGGATTCGAACCTGCGACCCCCTGATCCCAAATCATGGGTAAAATTAATGATATCAATATGTTATAAGCAACGCGATTACTAATGTCGCACAACTGCGCTTGATATGCAAACTACCGTCTGCCTAGCCAAATCTCCAATATCTCGCGTGCTGCCTTTGCAGGATCGCTCGAAGCCCGCACAAAATATGCAGCCAAATTACGACCTGTCATCGCTAAAACGGCCGACAATGCATCGCTCCAACCAGGATCAAGCGACAGCATTAATCGGGCAGGCTCGGCAAAAACCACGGCCGCTGCGATTCCAATTGAGAACGTAATCATACGTCCGGTCCAGTTCATATCTCGTTGCATGATCGCACCCACTAGGCTGAACACCAGGATAATCGACCACTTGGCGATCGGCATTTTCGTCACCAGGTCGTGCAAATCTATCATTTCCCCCACCGCGCCTGAAAGAAGCTCTTTGCCGTGTTACCGCCCATATGCAAGCCCATGTATACAGTCGTGATCCATGCGAGATCAGAGAGCGGCACGAGCTCGACATTCGCATTCAATGCACCGTTGATGGTCGGAGCGAGAACAATGCGCCAGAACCAGGCGAACAGAAGAAACCACTGCCATGCCGGCAACCATGCCCACGTCCAGGTAGGCTGCTTTGCTTCCAACGGCGCAAGTAGGAGACGCGAGGTCTCCTGCTGGCTTTCCAGGTTGATGCGCAGAACGTCAGCATTATCGCGCTCGACCTCTTGGATTGCATTCCCGAGCTCATCGGGATCCTGACTGGAGAGATCATCGACACCAACGCCAAGCTTGCCGGCAATCATATCGATGACACTTCCCGCGACATCGCCAGCCGCGCCGCCAAGCTGGCGCTGCAGCACTTCTTTTACGAGCGGCGCTCCCACCTTAGCAGCAATACCGATTAGCATTCCCGTCAATGCGCTCACAGGGCTCGCGCCTCCTGCGCGTAGGCGTCGGCCCGCCGTTTGTTTATGACAGCACGCAACACGAGATATGCGAACAGCGCGAAGCCCGCGATGATGACACCGCCGAGGACCCAATTCGCGATCTGATCTGCCTGTTCAGGCGTCATCACCGCTCCACCCCCAGCAGCAGCGCTACCGGTCGCGCCACCCGCCTGCCGGTTCGATACTGCTTTCGCCTTGGCGGCCTCGGCGGTCAGCACTTCTCTGACAGGCGTTGTAGTGTAAGTTTTCGCAGCGACCGCCCAGGCAACGCCCTTGGCTTCGATCGCAGCGATGCGACGCGTCCAACCTTTACCGAACGTTGCCCAGTGTTTCAGCGCCTGATAGCTCGATAACCGGCGTGCGCAGAGCTTTTTTACGGTCTCATGATCTGCCCCGCCCAGAACCTTCGAAAGCGCCTTCCATGCCGTTCCTGGTCCAGAATTGACGGCATAATCAAATGCGGCGAGATCCACACCAGGCGCAAGGATATCGCCCTTCACGGGATCCCAATAATCCACACGATAGATCTTCTGTAACATCTCAGCAGAAATGGCGCGTAGTTCGGCTTTTGTGGCCTTGGGCTTCCAGCGCCGAAACGTCACCAGCGTTATACCTTTCATGGTCGCGCCGCCGGGATCCTTGGGATTGTCGGCCCAACCACCTTCGTGTGAAAGCGTTTCAGACAAACACTGCTGAAAATTGTTCATGGTCATCGGTAAAACCTCTGTTGCACCACAGAGGATAAGCTTCAAGCATAGCTGTTAACTGTCGGAGCGAAACATGTTGTTAAACTTTTCAGGACTTGAATTGTGTCATAACCACCAATAGAGCTAGACGCCTGTGCGGAGGGGCGTCATGCAAAGTCATAGTTTGAAATATCTTCCACGCCTTGATGTGCTGCGCTTCTTTGCAGCTGCTGCCGTGGTTTTATATCATGTCAATGACTGGAGCCCAGCACGCCCGGAGAAATATGCCGTCACGCTACCGAACTTGATTTTTATTCAAGGCCACGCTGGAGTTTCGTTGTTTCTTGTGATGTCTGGTTATTTAATGGCTAGAATTTTTATGAAGTACCCAAACGCAACGTACTGGGAATTTATATCAAACCGGCTCATTCGCATCGCCCCGTTATTTTTACTTCTCGTAATGGGATCTATTGCGCTGAAAGATGGGAGCCCTGACATCTTTCGAGCGGCTATAAATATTCTGACACTTCAGTTCAATGTAGACAGGTCGATTTTGACGATTGCTCCACTATGGACAATAGCGACAGAGTTTCAGTTTTATCTGCTAATGCCGCTATTGGCAGCAATTATCGCAAAGCAGGGCCTTAGAGCAATATTATTGATGTGTGTTGTAATCTGTTTTTTCAGATTTTTGGTTGTATTCCATTCAATGCAGTACGCAACATTTTCTTACAACGCTGTTTATTTCACGTTGCTTGGAAGGTTTGAACAGTTCGCTGTTGGGATTTTTATTGCACACAGGTTTGCAGATATTTCCAAGAAAGCTAGAAATCCGATACACCTGATCATATCCATCGCACTGATTGTTGCTGTCGAATACGCTGGCGCAACGAATAACTGGTGGGGACGCGATCTATATCAATCCTTATTTCAATCGCTCTATCTTGTTGCCGAGGGGGCGGCATTTGGTTATCTGATTATTGCATATCTTAGTTTGAAGACTGAGTTTCGAGTGGAATATGCGTTTGCTTACTTAGGAGCGGCTTCTTACTCGATCTATTTGCTTCATGAACTCATTATTCGAAACTACATGAGTTTAGTGCCGTCATACCTGATAGGTGTCAGGTATGACGCTATGCTTATTATTCTTCCGATTATTTGCACGGTCTCAGTTTTGAGTTTCAAATATTTCGAAACGCCGTTCCTTCAGTTCAGAAAGCGCTACAGCTAATTAAATATCTACCCAAGCTGTGCCGTTGTAATATCGAGGACGTCCGGTGGTTTCGCTGAAATACATCATTCCCTTGATCCAGGTATCTGCGGTGGGGTCTCCTGTTCTAGGAATGAGGCGGATTACATTATCCCGCATTATACGAAGCGCTTCTGTGCCATAGGCTGATAAACCGACGTGATATTGATTGGGAAAGAACATCCCTGTTGCAGGAGAAAGATTGCTAACATAGGCAGGAAAACTCGCGGTGCCTGCAACAGTTGTCAGTGCTGCGCGCGAGATATTTGCAAGCCCAGCATCGTCATATCCCGTCGAAGAAAGAGAAAAATTGACGTTAGATGGGGCCGCGCCAACGTAGCCATGCGTTGTGACGCCAGTTGCCACTGACTGTAATGGCGCGTCTAGGTTCGCGTTCATGACAATGCGACCAACGTCATTTCCAAGGTCGGTAAAATCGATTGCCCCTCCTGGACAGTTCCTTACAGCGGTAACAATGAATGGGCGTGCCGCACCTGTGCCAAAAGTAAACCCCTTCAATGCAAGATCACTGGCAGATGGCGGTGAGGAATAGTGCCCACCAATTTGAACAGCTCCAATCCAAGTGAAATCTTTGCCATTAACATGGACCAACGATACAGCTGCATCGTCCGCTTCGCAGTTAGCAAAATGTGTGCTGGTCGCTAATATGGTATAGGCGTGTCGCTGAGTGTCACCCCATGAATGGCACTGGGTACCCATATGGCCGCCTGCTCGAGGCCCTATAACGATTCCATCGAAGGTTCCCGCTGCAGTGTGGCTGTTTAAAGCTGCCTGCACGTTGTAGAAACGACCGTCATGTGGACCATCATAATACACCCCTTCTTTGTCGCAGTAGCTGACAAAGAGGTTTTCAACTGATGCTTCCATGAATGGATCGTCGACACGCGCGTCTGGATCATCCCATGACGCGCCATCTCCCCATTGGGTATTAACTCCACGCTCTTTGCAGTGAGTGATTTTGACCCACCGCCAAAGAAACGCGCGACTGTAGGTTTTGATGCCGTCGCCTGATGCCTGGTTTGTTTTGTTGCCGTCTAACGTCAACATTTCCAAACCCCAGAACTGTTCTCCATCCTCTGACATGCCGTCCCACAGAGTATTGGTATTCAGCGTTGTAATTATTGGTGCATTTAACGCGTTTTTTGCTTTGATTATCGTAGCGTCAATACCTTGACCAATTAAGGTAACTTGTGAGCGCATTACGATTGGCGCGTCAGCTATCATGATGCCTGTTGGCAGATTTATCCGGCCTCCACCAATAGCTGCTACCGTAGCTATAGCAATATTCAACATGGCCGATATGCCCGTGCTACCATCAGCAGTTACACCAAAATCACGTGCATCAAAAACGTCATTCAGTTTGCTTTCGACGGTGCGCTCAATAAAACCGGCCGTTGGCGGGGTAAATTTTCTAGACTGCACCTCACCAGATACAGGATCAAGATCCCGCTCCATAAGGGTTCTGTGCCCACCAGGAGTTAAGCCATCATGGACGCGAATGGCGTTATTAGTCTGATCGTGAGTAAATTCGCTCGGCGCACCGATAAATGAGGCATGCTCCGCAGCAGATCCCCTGCGCCAACGCACTTCAGTTGACATTTCGATACTCCATTAAGTCATTGCAGGGTCGGCGATGCTACCGAAATCCCGGTTGAAGTAGGTCATGGGTTGGGTAATGTATCCAAAGTCATAAGCCGCGCCGTCAATAAAACCTTGGAAGCCAGAAACAGCGCTCTCTACCAAATCTTGCACTACTTTTTCAGTCTGCTCACAATGACTAGCTGCCATTTCGGCCCGCACTGTCAATTGAGAAATATCCGGAATGATGGAGGATAATTGCGCGCTGAGTTTCAAATCTCCATATTCACGAGAATTTTTCTCAATAGCGAGCGCAGCATCCAATTGGCTATCGCCAATTTTTCTTGCCCCTGCCTCCTGGGCAATACCGTATGAAAGCAACTTATCAGCCGCAATTCGCTCCACTCGTTCTGTGAATATGCTCAATGCTCCTTGACTAATATCTCTTCGAAGCTCTTGCAAAACGACTGCCTGCTTGGAGGTTTCCTTCTCAAGCTCATTGCTCTTCAATGAGCCGCCACGAAAGAGATCGGACGATCGCTCATGTAATCGATCACCGAGTACGCGAAACTCGAAATCTGATGACAGGGAGCCTTGAAAAATGACCACAAAATTGTCGAATGAAGCGTCAGCCTGTTTTCTTATCAAATACGAAAAATCACGAGTTTCTCCAGAACTCTTAAGCCTAACCTCGACGAGCACATCTTCAATATCAAAAATTTTGTAGTCAAACGGCCCATACTCAGACCGTCCGTCTGCATCACGCCATCCTGTGTCGCGCAAAGATCTCGGCAGAGGATATGGATTTGACATAGACGACCTCTTTCTCTCTTTCGCCTATAGTGGTTGACTTCTCGAGCGGTTAAATGTTCAGATTCCGAAAAAGCTTTCGGGCACGAGCCGACGCTGTCCGTAATCCTCCATCCTCCGTTTGGTCTGCCGCTTGAGATAACCAGGCGAAAGAGATTCACGGATCGAATTGAGGAACAGATAGTCCAGGGCCGGCCGGACATAAAAGAGGTTCGCCATTGGCGTATTGTTCACCGCCTGGCTAAACATCTGTGCCCATGGTGCTTTCGCCTCATTCCCTGTCAGTTTTCCGGCAGCGGCATCGCGCAAGCTCAAAAGGTTCTCTGTCAGCTGCGCCGCCTCCCCGATCGTCGGTCCGGCAATCGATTCAAGCACGCCGCCGCCAAACCGGTTTTTCTGAGCGAAAAGGAAATCACCATAAAGGCCGGCCGCACCGCCCTGCGCCAGCGCCGCAAGGATTGTCTTATAATCGAACGGATCTCGCGGTGGCCAATATCCGCGCGCTGCGTCCTTCATCGCAATGACCATATACCCCGCCATCGTCATGCCGGCGAGCAGCGAACCGATATGAGCGCCCTTCTCCAAAAACGATGCATCCTTGCGCTGTCCATAGAGCGCGCGACCGATAACGCGTTGCGTGAACGAAACCGGGAAACCCTTGAATTGGCCGATAAAGCGCATTGCTTCGCCGCCAAACGTTCCCGGCCGATAACCTTGTGTCATCGTGCGGCGAGTGCGGGGGTCGACCTCGACGACACTATAGCTGGTTTCGTCCGCCACAAATCGCAAAACCGAAAGCTCAAGATCGCGGCGAGCATCTGAGATAATATCCTTGCGCCGCTCGTCAAACTCAGCCTGGCGCTTTTGCCTGGTCGAATCTGATTTGGCCTCATCAAGTTTCGTGGCAAGGCGCGCGGCCGCAATCCGGTCGGCCGCAAGAGGCTCGATGGCAGCGTCATCAAGCAGACGAATCCGATCGGGCGTGACATATACGCTGCCGTTGCTTTCCCGGAAATTGGCCTGGCGAATGGCGTCCCACTTCGCCTGGTCGATCCCGTGAAGACCCAAAACATGGCGATATCGATCCGGAAGATCCGCGAAGGCGCTTTTTGCACGCATGCCCATCTCGGCCGCGATAACACGACCGGCGGTTGCACGGTTCACATCAGTCCACCAGGAAAGGCCATTCCAACGGAAATATTTCTCCTGAAGGGCGGAAAGCTTGCCGACCGGGCTGTCATTTGCCGCAGCCGGCGACACGATATGGCCGATCATTCCGTCGAAGCCCTCACCAAGCAGATAAGATATCTCTGCCTGTTCGCCTTTCGGCCGTCCTTTCAGGATACCGTCAACCTGCCGAAAGAGCCCCTGCCAGAAACCAGAACCGCGAAACATCGATGAGACGGCCGATACCGGAAGATCTGACAGTGACGAGATCGTCGCGCCGCCAAGTTTTGCCATGGAAAGGCCTGCGCGAATGTCTGCGCTGATTTTCGCAGCCGTCACATTGACCGGACGAGACGCAAGCCCGGTTGATATCTCGATCGCTTGGCGAAGCGGGCCAGCCTCGGCATTGAGACTGTTGATCTGCTTTACCTTGTCAGCATCGGAGATTTTCGGATCGTCTTTAATTTTCCGCTTCATGCCGTCTACAAGGCTCGCGAACATTACCTCGGGGTTTGGTCCCAAAGCATCCATGTTTGCCGCTGTACGGGCCGCGCTGCGCAAATGAGCGAACATTCCGGAGACGGTGTTTCCCATGCCAAATTCATCACGATACGCCAATGCAGCGTCTGCATCGCGGAAATGCAGCACGCGGGACTTTCCAAGAGACTTGGCAAGGTTCGCCGGATTGACACGCTGTCCCTTTTCGGCTGCAGTCGTCTTGTTTGAAAAGCCAGTAATGATCGTGTCGTAAATATCGCCGAGCGCATCGATGACTTCTATTTCACTTGCAGCATCCGGGAATGTGCGATCGAGATCGAGCTTACCGCGAACCGATGCAACCCATGCATCCTTGCCGGCCGCGATCATCTTCACATCGTCATGCGTTTGCGCGCCGGCCCAGCCTTCCAGCTTGCCGATCGACGCGCCGAGCTTGTTCAGATCGGTGCGAGCCATTTCCGCATAGGACGCAAAGGCCTTCGCCGCGTACTGCGCATCCTTATTGCCGGTTATGCCCGGCTTTCCGTTCGGTTTGAGCTCGGACATTTCCCGCATGATGTCGGCATCAAAGCGCGGATCCGACAGCATATGAATGAGCTCGGGCTTGTTCGCTTGCAGTTCGGCAAACATGGCGCCGAGGTAGCGCGCCTCATATGCCTGATTGAGTGCAGCCACCGAGACGCGGCCACCCTCGACGCCGGCTTGCGTCCCCTCGAGAACGGAAAGCAATGCCTGCCGTGGCGATAAGCCTTGGGCCATAAGATTGTCGATCGATTCTTCCAGCTTGTCGCGCACGATAATATTCAATGCTGTGTGCCGGCGCTGCATCGCTGCAGCGACCCGTGTGCGCTCCGCCTCACGTTGGGCGAAACTGCGCAGCTTGTCGGCCATACCGTCGGTGTTACCTTCCGCCCGAAGACGATCGCGATAGTCTGCGACACGCTGAAAAGCGTCGTTAATCTCATCTTTTGTCAACCGCTCGCCGGACGCCTTGTTGGCTGCATTGAAGCAGCCCGCGTCCGGAGTGTACTTTTTTGCCATGGGAAACCTCAGATCAAACAGGCAACGGCGGCCTTGAGCGCTTCGCCATAAGCGGCCCCGTCATCGAAGGTTGATTGTGCTGCAGAAATTGCGGCCTTGTCGGCCTCAGTCAAACGCCCCTCAAATTCGAGCTGGTCGATATCGGCTTCTTCGATGAACGAACCCGTCGCAGGATCCACGCGATATTGCTCGGCGAGTGCACGATAATCGTCCGGTCGGCCGACTGAGTTTTCCGCCTGTGCTCGCCCGTTGGGAATGGGTTCCGGGCGCGGGCGAGTGGCATCAACTGTTTGAGTAGGGTTTAAGCCTTGCGCTTGTCTTTGAGCGCTGCCAACATTTTGAAGTTGTTGGCGATCCGTCGATGATGTTCTGCCGTCTCCGGATCCGCTGCCTGGGCTCGCCGCTCGTGCATCGCCGCTAGGCTCCGATCCTGATCGGAAGTCCTCAAAGAATGGGATGTCGAATTCTGGCTCATTAGTCAGACCTTCTCCGCGCTCCTCGAGCGCCTGCGCGAACGCACGATAATCCTCTTCCATCGCGCGTTCAAGAGCTGTTACCGGATCCACATCTTCGCGCGCGGAAATCTCAGATGCGCGCGTCAAAATTGCATCGTCAATTTCATGTTCAAGATTCAGTTCGTTTCGTGCAGTATCGATTTCCTCGACAAGACGTCGATATGCATCACGAGCAGCATTACCGGCTTCATGAGCTTCGACTGCAGAAATTCGATCAGCATCTTGAAGCACGGAATAAACCGGTTGCCCTCGAGCCTCCTGATCCAACAATTTCAACAGATCGTCAGGTGTGGACATTGACGACGCGCGTTCAGCATCGCCGTAAATGTGATTGAAGTAACCAGCTTCCGCGACCGCTTCCCGCGCATAATCCAGGCTCTTACCAGATTTGCGAAGAAGCGCCCCGCGACCTGGTACGAACTTGCGCGAAAGCCCTAATGCGGCGAGTTCGCCGGCGTCGTCGGCGATACCACCATTTGCCGCAATGAAATCGAACAAACTTTGTGGCTTGCGCGGCGCTCTTTCAGACGGATACTGCGATTGTACAATGCGATCAATCTGCTCGAATCTCGCCTGCAAATCGGTGGAAACTCTCTGCAAGGGTTCCAGCGCGTTGGGCGAAAGATTGATTTCACCAGAAGTCACAAGCCCATCGATTGCTTCGTTGAGAGCGACACGCGCTTCTTGAACATTGCGCAGGGTCGAAAGCTGTTCTTTCGTCGCAGCTTCAAGCCTTGCATCAGCGCGGCGACCGAGAACGCCACCGATGGCGCCAAAAGCTCCACCAATAAGTGCCGCCATAGCGATGTCAGTTGTCATCGCCTGCCAAGACACGTCATCGCCCAGATCCGCGCGTGCGTCAGCCGTCGCCAGACCAAAGACGGCGGTGTTGCTCGCAGCATCGAGCGAACTGGCTAGCGCTGCGCCGCCGACACGACCAAACTTCGCAGCCGCGGCCCCTTTCACCAAAGGACCAGCCACCGGGATGTAATTGATTGGATCGAGTGCTTGGCCTACCAGATTACCAAAGAATGACGTGATCGGGCGTTTTTCCGCGTAGAACTGACGGACTTTCTTCGCGTCATCCCAAGCGGCAAGCGTTGCGGCGCGGTCACGCGTCATGCCGGCGTCATAAGGAATATTATTACGATAGTAAGGCGACGCGATATATTCATCCTGTGTCATCGCGCCAACCGCCTTGCGCCGGGCGGCAAACTCTTCATCGGTCTCCCACCGTTGTTCTTGCAGCCCTCCAACCGTGCGCCCGGTATAAACAGACTGCTTTTCCAGTGGTGCAGTCATGGGAAGAGAACTGCCACGCAGAAAAGTGCCAAGGCCGTAGCTTTCCAGAGCACCACCGCCGAGCTGGTCCAGGAAGGTGCTTCCGAGGCTCATGGGCTGCTCATAGGCATCCCGCACCAGCTGACCAGGTGAAAGCGTATTGAAAGACGGAGTTGCGCGAAATCCCATCATTGCCCGGCCCGCCATTCATTCAGATCAGCGATCGGGTCAGATACCTTGCGGGCAGCGAGCGCCGCGCGGCCTGACATCGTGACGTCCTCGAGGGAAAACAGAAGCGGCTTGCCATCCTTTCCGGGAACAGCCAGGCCGCTATAACCATCGATGAAGACGAAACCGTCGCCCGCGCTCCGGAACACACCCTCATCCAAAATGCTGGCAATGTGGTTTTTCGTGACTGCATTATGGATGGCACGCCCGCCGTCCGAAACCTTGACGCCTTCCGGCGTTGGTACAGCGGCTTCCAGCGCGCTGCGCACCCGCGATTTCATTTCATTCAGGCCTGCCATGACATCGACAGGATCTCTATCCCGCGGCAATAGGATCTCGGCATTGACGGACCCTGTTCGCTGGATAGGAACAACGTCGCCGTAGAGATCCCGCGCGACGCCAGCAACGGCGGCATTTACATCTTGTCCGGCACGCAAACGCATCTGTACGGCGCGCTTCATCAGCTTCGCGTCACGTTCGGCCAGCAGGTAATTCTGTGCCGTCCCACCGGACAGGCCATAATAAATATCGCCTATCTTGCCATCGGCCATGATATTGGCCTGAATTTCATCGTCAATTTCGGACGGCTTAACAGGAAGCGTGCCAGGCTGTTTATCCGGATCTAGCATCGCAGCCTGGAAGAGACGACGAGCCGCCTCCGGATCGCCACGGTCAAGCGCATTGAACGCGCCTTCCGTAAACCCATCCAGGCCAGCGCCGACCATCTGATCAAAAATTGCGCGACGCTGCGCACGATCGTCCGTTGCAAACATCAGATTGGTAACGCCGGCGATACGATCGTTGTCCTCAAGCTTTGCGTTGTTGAATTGCGATACTGCAGCCTGAGCCACAGATTTGGGCAGCACTTTCGGCGAAACAACGCCGAGCCGCTCTTGTGCGGCGACGGTTGCAGAAATGGCCTTCTCAAAACTCGCCGGATTGTCAGCAGAAACTTCGCTCCAGGCTGCACGGACGGCAGGATCAGCGTTCTGCACATATGCAACAGGATCGTCGGCCAGAAGCTTGGCCTTGGCTTCTACAAATTTGCTGGCGTAGCCGTAAGTGCGCAACTGGGCATCGGTCGGGTTCGAGCCCAGATCACGGCGTAGTTGCAAAACCTTCGCCTGGGCATCCTGGATAGGCAGCCCGGCAAGTTTCTGAGCAAGATCGATCTTTGCAACAGTCTCATCAACGATGGCCTGCCCGCCGGTCGCAGTGGATGCATCGAGTTTGAACTTGGCAAAGGCCGCTTCATCGACCTCAAACCCGGCAGCCAATCGTTCGACGAACTCATTTCCCCGCTTGGTGAGAGCCGTTTTGGCCTGATTGTCCTCGACACGCTTTGAACGCTCGAGAGCATCCAGCTTGGCATCAAGGATTTCCCAACCATCGCCATCGAGGCCGTCCAACCCACCGGCGGCAAAATCCGACTGCATGGTTTTCCGGAGAGCCGCAACCTTGTTCGATGGCAGGTTTTCAGCCTGGCGCAAATAGAAACCGACAGCTGTTGCGCGTCGGCTGGTGATTTTTGCCTTGGCAGCATCATCGGCCGTCATGATACCATGCGCCACTGCAGCATCGAAATGATCGTCTATGGCCGCCTGCGCGGACTGGACAGCATCGACCGCGCCAGGATTGTCTGCAGAGACAGATGCAATACGGCGCTGCACATCGGTTTCGAGCTGGGAAGTCCGAGATAGAAATTCAGCGCGATTCTGTTGATCGCGTCGTGTTTCCTGATCGCGAATCGCTTGCTCGATATAAGGTTGTGTCATTCGAGCGAAAGCATTTTCATATTCCGGCCGGATTTCGTCGAATACGTGATCTTCAAGCTGCAGCTTTTTCAGGTCATTAAGCTTGCTTTGCAGCGCAACCGGATCATCCTTCGTCGCCATATAGACGTTGAAGATATCTGACCGCATGGTGGTATCGAGTTGCTGCAGATAGGTTTTCGTGCCGGCCGCATCATAGGCTCGACCGTAAATCGAACTACTGTTTGTCGGCTGGAAACCACCAGCTCTGCCGCGCTCGATCGTAACAGGAGCAGGAACAACGCCAGGTGCCGCAACCGCGCGTGCCTCGCCCACCGAAACACCTTCCGGACGAATTGCTCCGGTTTGAACTGGATCGATATCCCCGGCAGGCGAACTGCCAAGCGCAGCCAGAAATCGTTGACCGTAACTCCCGACGTCAGTTCCTAGTGAATCATGCCGATTGGTTTTTCCGACGCCACCAGGACCAGCAAACCAAGCTTGCGCCGCTCCTTCAAGACCGAACTGATTGACGTATCCGTCAAACTTATGATCGAATATTGCATCCTGTATGTCAGGGTTTTTGATAAATTCGTCGACGGTCACTTCCCGTCCGAGCGCCGCTTTGGACCAAGGGCCAATGTTGGCTTCCATTACTTGATAACGACCAAGGGCACGACCCATTGTAGGATGCCGAGGCCCGATTGCTGCATAATCTCCGCTTCCTCTGCTCTCGATCGACGCTATCGCATCACGGCGAGCCGCCTTACCGGTATCGCCAAGTGCGAACTTCCCGCCAACGGGACCGCCAGCGCTTGCGGGGTCAGCCCGCCCAGATACAGTAGCCGCACCGGGAGAACCGGCCATAGCTGCAGCGCGTCCCGCGCGCGCACCATCTGCTTCGGCGTATTCATTGGCGATCTGGCCCGCTACGCCGGCAAGACGGAAAAACCCCTCCGCGACTTTGCGCTCGAGATCTCCGCCTTCGCGTGCAACACCAAGAAGGCCATCCGATAGAATGGCCCGCCCGGTCAGTTTCTGATAGTTGACAGCTTCGCGACGTTGGTTTGCCATCAGTACCGCCTTGCAATATCGGCAGCGCTACCGATGCCTGCCGTGAGACCCTGGACAATGCCGGCGCGCCGGGCGCGCTTGGCAGCATTTCGATAATTCGCCGCCCGCTCCATAAGGCGACCGCTATTTGCAATTTCGGTTCCAGTGCTGGTTGTCGTCATGAGGTCAGCTTCGCGAGATGCTTCACTTCTGGCCTGGGCAGCGGTACCAAACGAAAGATCCACGCCAGACGCAGCATAGGCCGTGTCAATCGCCCCTTGGGCGTCTCGTAATGCCGCTTTGATTGAATTCCGGCGTTCGATTCCCTGCAGATTTTGCACCGCCTGTTCACGTTCGGCGTCAATTGCCTGGGCTTTCAACGCATCTTCCTCGGCCGCGCCTGCAGAAAAAGCCGACGCAACACCAAGAACGGTCGCAGTACCCTGGAGAATGGTTGATATAATGCCGCCCGCACTAGCACCCGTGGCGACAGCACCAGCAGTCGCGCCGCCTCCAAAAAGTGTACCTAGACCAGCGAAAAGAGCGGCCATCAGAGCTTTTCCCCCGTCGAATAATCGCGGACCTGCAGATAGCCAGGCCGTAACTGCGTGATTACCAGCGTCGTGTCCACCGCATGCCCCTTTATGCCTGTCACTTTGATTTTCTTGGTTTTTCGAGGCATAGGCATATCCGCTGGATCACTGGTTTCCAGCAATGCTACATCCTTCGCCGGACGGTTATTTGCTCCAACAGCGATGGAGGTGGTTCCGATGACGCTGATATTCGCCGTATGAATTCGTCCTGGACGACGCAAAATCCTGTCGTCGTCGAGCACCAGCACATGGGGCATCGATTCATAAATTGGCGCAATCCAACGCCCAACTGTGACTTGAGAGTATGCGTCAACTAGGTCGATGGCACCGCCCTGGCAATTGTACGGGCCGAGAATAAAACCATCAGCTTCACACCAAAGCACCGTTCCATCCGGATATGGTAACCCGGCAACTCTACCCGCGAGATCTGTTGTGGTGCGTATGGCTTGCTGAAAAAGTAAATTCTCTTCCATATATTCGTGGCGCAGCACACCTCCACGATCGACAGAGATCCAGCTATCATTGTAGCCATCGATCGCTATTTCGCGTATTTTGCCATCGTCAGCACAAAGCCACTCGCAAATTCCGAGAATATCCTGATTGCGGATGACATTTGCAGAAAGCAATCTACCATCCTCCCGTAAAAGCCACATACGGTTTGTATCAGTTGCGGTTGAACCTACCTGACGTGCATTACGCATAATTCCTTCGATCAAGTGTGAGGATAACAGCGTCTCCGGATTGGCATTGTAACTTGTTGAAACATCGTCATATTCCATTGATAGAATTAGACGACCATTATTGGCGACGTAGTAAAGTAATCCCTCTAGATCTATAGGATCAGTATTCGGGCGTATTCCCACCTCAGAAGCCAGAACATAATTCAGTGGCTCATTCCGATTTATTGTTCTGTTTGTTGCGAAATATGCCCCAAGATTTGTGAAGGCAAGAAAGTATTTTGATTCTTTGATCCGGAGGATTTTCTCTGACGTTTGTGAACGTAATTTATCAAGCCGGGCGGCGCTATCGCCACTCGCTTTTATGTTCAAAGTAAAATACTCACCAGTCGCACTAAGAATTTGAGCTGCCGTCTGCCCTTTTAATCGCGCATAGCCGAGCCGATCTTGCATCAGTGCTGATGTGCCGGGCCAACCACGCGAGGCGCTAATTATCGGTTCCCCATCGGTTTTTCCGATTTGCACATGTGATGGCAAGGCCGAAACTTCCGACGTATTCCCGACAAGACAGCTTACTTCATATTCTTCCCCGCTGGACGGGCCGCCAAACATAATCGTGAGTTTTTTTGCCCGGCTCGGCATCCAGTTCCAGATAACCGAGACTCCGCCCGCAATTGAAGGTAGATTATTTATCGCAATTGCTAACCTGTGTACGAAATCATTCCAATTTGCGTCTACATCGTTGCCATCTATAGGAACTGGCTGCCCCGTACTGACATCCCGAAAATCCACCGCTGTTGCTTTTTCACCGTTCACCGTTACATTCAAGTAGCAGTAGCTAGTGTCACCTTCAGACCATCTTACAAAAATTTCCCAAATATCATCTGTTTTCGGGTATACTTCCCCATAATCAATCTCAGGCACGCCATCATATGGCCAGAGATCGACCGCCCATTCGTAATCAGACCCTGCTCGGCGCAAACGAATGGTCTGCAGATCTTCATGAAAAACTCCTACGGTTGATGCTTCCGCATAAAAATCAATATCAGGAAGCATTGAAGCGGTGAGCATTGGAAGATATATACATGCCACCCATGTCTTGTTTTTCCAAATGTCGCAAAAGCCCGGGCCAAAAGCGAACATGAAGCCGTTCGCTTGATCTTGCCGAAGTGTTTTGTAACGCGGCGCACTCGTAGGCCCACTTTCAGAAAATGCCGCGAGTTCAAATAGAGAATAGGTAGCCGTTTCGCTGGGCGTTGCCACAATTCTAACAGCAGTTGCAGTGCGGGACTTGCTAGGTGGAAATGCAACGAAACGCTTGACCGCGGCAGCCCCCCCACCGAGCGGTGCGGAGATCGCAATCCAGGCACCGTCAACCAGAACCTCGACCGTGAAATTGAAATTTACGTTAGCAGATAGTCCGTTCACATACACACCGGAGACTGCCACCGAGGCAAACGTTTGCTGATAAATCGTTGCTCGCCCTGAATGCGGTCCAAAAGATGATGTGGCACCGGTAGAATTAATGGCGACAAGTCCCTTACGCACCGGCCCCGCATCGAGAGAACCAGGCATGAGCCTGAAACCTGATTGCGGAACCGGCTCGATATTCTTGAATTTCAGACCGCCGGAATAATACTGTTTGATGTCCGGACGGCCGGCGATCAGCTTGTCGAGCTCACCAGAATTGCAAGAAGATTTTCGCGGACCTGCACTGGTTACCATGCCATTACCCCCACCGCGCCGAAGTCAGCGGATCGTCCGACCATGGCGAACGAGGCATTGGCGCCGCTGCACGATCTTGCGCGATCAACCTTCCGAACGCTCCGCCGGTTCCCTCCTGACTCGGAGTGCCAAAAGCTTCGACCCGCAATGTCTGTTCCAGGTCTCCATCTTCACTCACAGGCTTGGCCAATGCAGCGCCGAGCGCAATCACAAACGCGACGCGCCAATCAATAGGCCAGTATTCGGGATCGACGAGCACCTTGCAGCGCCCCCAGACTGAAGGTTCGTTCGCGTAAACATTCCCGGCCTCGAGGGTATAGTTTCGCAACGGTGTTTCAGGCTGTATCGAACGCAGCAACTTTTGCGGTGGACCGATGCGATCGCCTGGCAACGCAAAGCCATATGCCCAGCCGTTTTCAGGTCGATCAGCGAGACGATCCAGCTTTTGGGTTCGCCGGGCAAATGTCCAGTCGTGAAGCCCGAAACAATGTGCAATCGTAGCATCCCATGCGGCATCGCAGGATCCACTCAGATCATCTTCGGCATCTATCGAATAGACAGGCGCTTCGCCCAGGTGCAACACCAAAGCGCGATTGATAAGGGTCGGTTTGTCAACGAGCTGGTTTTCCATGGTGCACCTGGCAAAAGAGAAACGCCGGCGACAGAGCCGCCGGCGTGCGAATTATGCGCCAGCCGTATCGGCGACAGTGACGTTGCCGGATCCGGGAACCGCAGTAACGATCAGGCGGACACATGCGCCAACACCGTTATGAACAGCGACAGCATCGATGATGTCGTTTACTTTCAACGTGCTGCGCGCATCGTTGAAATAGCCGGCGGTCAGCACGGTCGCCTTCGCATCATCGGTTGCGTAGGAGTAAAAGTTGCAATTGCGGCCGGTATCCACCGGAGCAGTGTTGTATCGCGCCAGAGCGCGGATCTTGAAAGCCATGACGATAACCTCATGTGTTTGAGAGAAGTTGCCGGGCGAATATCGCCCGACACCGAAATGGCGGTTTAAGCCGCGATGGTTTTGATTGCCGGACGTTCCGGCGTGGTGATATTCTTGAAGCGGAGACGCTTCACGCCCTTGCGCTGAATGCCGATCGCAGCGCCGCCCATACCGACTTTGCCGAGCAAAGGCGTGCCTTCGTAATCAGCATGTTCAGTGAAACTCGGCTGTTCCTTGTTCCACGGCGTTTCCGCCCCCATAGCCGATTTCGCCCACATCCATGTGTCCAGGGAGTTCGCATCAACGCCTTTGAAATACTCGTCGGGCATCGTGAAATAATGCACATCGCGAACCGTGCGGGCTTTCTGGCGCATCGCCTTCGAGAAGGGCGCGTTTTCCGGCCCAACATATTTCGCGTCGGCGAATTCCTTGTAGAAAAGAAGCTGCGACATCCAGAGCTCGGGAAGCGGGCAGAAATATTCGTCCTCATCAATCTCGCCCGCAGCTGCGATTTGTGCTCGGGCTTGTTCGAGGAAGGTGATGTCGATAATTTCCGCACCGGTCCCGATGTCCGGGTTTCCCGGCGTGAAAGTATCCAGCGCTTTCAGCTTGATTTCATCGGAAGTGCGCTTGATGGCCATGGTGAGCAGTTTTGCCACCGCGTCCTGTTCGTTCGGACCCATCTTGTATTTGTCCTGGGAACGAATCCATGCCGACGCTTCGAAGTCCTTCATCGTGACCTGTACCGTGGTCATGTCGGCATTGCCGGTCTGAATCTTCTGAATTGCGCCTGTCAATTCGACCGCTTCGACACGGCCAATTATCGGGAATTTGACGACATTCGCCTGTGTATCACCAGACATCATCGTACCGTCGAGGAAGCCACCCTTCGCCTGGTACTGTATGGTGATTTTGTCCTTAATGACTTCACGGAACCATGCGGGAGCCTGTTGCATGGGAAAACCTCTCTAAAGCTGAAACTTTGTGGGGTGCTCCGGTTCCGATAAAGCCAGCCGGCCAAGGGTCCGGTTATGGATAGCCTTGGCCGGTTCCGGGTCGTTCCCGTTGCATGCGCGGTTGATTGTGCGCGAGCACGGGAAGCGTTAAGTGCTAGTCGCCGTAGTGTTTCTGGTACTCAGCCATTAACCGGTCATATTCAGCGCGGCTCCAATCGGCTGTGCCGCGCTTGCTTTCAAGCGTCGCGAGTTCGGCTTTCAGCGCCTTTCCTCGATCATTACCACCGCTACCACCGCCCGCAGCAGGTTGCGGGGAATCGCCCGTTGTGACCGATCGGAAGAACTCGAGGAAGCGATTGCCGGCCGCCGTATCCATGAGCATTCCCAGAACGTGGTCGCCATCGGCCTGGGACATTTTTCCGTTCGTCACCTGCAGCTTGATGAAATCCTCATTTGCCTGCAGGCGCGCATTGATGGCGCGATCCTGTTCTGCTTTCGGCGCAGATGCATAACCTTCGGGCAAAAGCTGTTGCCGTTCGGCGGCAACATCGACCGGCGGCTCAAGCATTCCGCTTTCGGCGGCAGCGCTATAAACGGCAGTCGTGATCGCCTGCATGGCCTGGCGGCCGACGCCATGTTTGAGCGCTTCCTTGCCGGCCGCGTCGAAAATCGGATCATTCGACAAGCTTTCGATGTGCGGCCGCAAGTTTTCCGGCAGATCGACGCCGGTAAAATCCCGATAGCCTTCGAAGTTCTCGGGCACTTGCCGGGTGGCGTCGCGATCCCGATAGCCCTTCACAGCCTGGCTGAGTTTGTCGATCGTCTCACGATCGTCCTTGCCATGATAAATGTCAGCCAATCCATCGGGTCGATATGGATCAGACGATGCCGGCGGCGGCGTCACGGGTTGACCAGGTGCGGCCAACGCACCTCCGGGATCCGCCGCCGGCGCTGGAGGCTCCCCCGAGGCGGCTGGAGATCCGCCAGCAGGTTCCCCACCACCTGGAGCGCCGCCATCCTCTGGCGCGCGCAATGGCATGAGATATCGTTCGAGCAGTTTATGCATAGTGGTCAACTCCTGTTTTGTGCTTGCTCTAGAAGACGTTTGCCCTGGGCGACCGCCTCAAGGATGACTTCGCCAACGCCACAACGAGATTGATGCTTGGCAGCCGCGATCGCGGCTTGCTCGAAGTTCGAGCCGTTAACGTGCGGATAAGGAGCGCGGACTGTCAGATCCATCAGCCATTCGATGATTTGCCTGCCTTCGACCGTTCCGAAAAACAGATACATGACTTTCATCAAGTCATCGGACGGCCGGAAATTCTGCCCCGCTTGCGCCGGCGCAAGTTTCTCGATCATCTTGTCGACATCGAGCATGTCATCCGTACCGGCCAATAATTGTTCAAGCGGCATCGCCGCCCGACGTGGCATCATGGGATCGCTCATGCCGCTTCACCCGTCAGAGACTGGACAATCTGGGGAGCAGCGCGTTCGCCCATCGCGGCAAGCGCGGTGCCTATTTGCTCCTGATTGGCCTGTTCTTCCGCCGCCTGAATTTCGGCATCGGTCGGCAGGATGATCGGATCAACGATAAGAGCCTCGCGTGTTTGTTCAAGAAAGCGATCGAGGTTCACATATCGACCGGCTTGCGGCCCTGCCAATGTTGAAACAATCTGATAGTACTGAGACGAAGCCATCATCTTGTCGGCCTTCATGGCCTGCGCCATTGGAGAAACGACGCTCAGCGCAAAAAGCAGCGGATTGAGTGGAATCGGCATCTTGATCAGGCCCCACTCATTCAGGATTTCTATGGTACGTGGCACGATAACCGGCATGATTTCCTCGATGAGGCGGCCATAAGCACCGATATGAACACGGGCATTTTGTTGCAGCTTCGCCGCAACTTCCGTCGCGGATGGCGGGGTTCCTGCATCGTTGCTAAGTCGCGTATCAAGAAGAGCATCGCGGATCTGATCTTGACCGTTGCCGATGACCATGCGCGCGACATCCAGGCGACCAGTTGCGGGATCGATACGCGAAACGTCCGGCCCCAGAATGCCGCCCGTCGATTGCATGGGCCAGAACTCGCCAGGTGCAACACGAACGGCGTCAGGATTGAACGTCCCGCCCGAACGATAGCCCCATATGCCGAGCATCTGGATTGCCGCGGATTTCAGCGCCAGCTCTTGTGCCTTGTTGACGGTTTTGATCGTCGGAAGTGCCATCAGCAGCGGGCCACGGCCATATGGCTCATTCGGCGCGCGATAGAATCGAGCGACAGCAATCGGCCGCGCGCGCGTCACGTTCTCGACGATGAACATCGGGTTTTTGTCGCAATAGGCGACAAACCGCCAACGGCCATCCGGAAGCCGCATGAAATCCTGATATAGCTCTACGTCGCTATAGGGCTTGTCTTTCGCAGCCTGTTTGAACTCCTGGCTGTAATTCCCCTTCGGCCAGGTGCGGATGATTTCTTCCGCAGCGAAGGTCATCTTCCAGCTGATGAAATGCTGGCGACCGTGCATATCCGTAGCGGTTGCGATATTGTCGAAAGGTATGTTCACGAAGATGACGGGCTCTTCGATCGACGGGCCTTTCATCGGCATGATCGCGCCAGTGCCGACGAAAAGGTCAATGGCCGTCTCGTGGATCGCTGTGTCGAATCCACCGGTCTGAAAAAACGGATAGACGTTGCGCTGCATCATCGCAAATTCCTGCCGCAGCACCTTCAGTTGGTTGGCAGGCAAACGCGCCTCCAGAAGCGGGCCCGGTTCCATAATGAAGGGCGTCGAGCCGAAAAGCTGGCGCACAAGCTGGCCAGCACCATGCATGATCGACGTGGTTGCCGTCATGTCATAGATTTTCATCGCGAGGCGTTTCGACTTTCCCCGCCCGCCCGGTTTGCGTTGCGGGATGGCATAATCCCACGCCTCGCGGTAAATTTCGTCCCAGCCTGATCGCTCTTGCCAAACACGGTCAGCACGCGCCTTTTGGGACGAGACATCGTTTTGCACGTCACTCGCCATGCCGGTCCCCGATCAGGAAAGGTTGCTCTTGCCGCCCGTGTCGTCTGCGAACAGCTTCCGGCCGCGCACGGCCTTACGCGTGGTTGTCGTGTCCTGTTCCTGCGCCTGCAGCGCCGCCAGCTGCCGATCGTTGGCGATCTGCTGTAACTGGCGGGATTTCTCCGCCTCTTTTTGCGCTGCGTTGTTCTTGCCGCCGAAAATCGCGCCCATGCTGGTCTCCATCGAAAATCCAGACTGATGTGTCTTTCAGCCTGGCAGGACGAAAACCGACCAGGCGCGCCATCCGCTGCCCGGCCTTGTTGAAGGGATTGATGCGGCAGAAGACGACGAGCCCAGCATCAAGCATCTGCGACAGCGTTAAGTGCGCAATCCGGATCAATGTCCGCATGTGGGGGAGCGCCGCCCGATCCAGCGCCAGGGCAAATTCAATTCGGCGGCTTCGCCTGGCTAACAACATGGCGACCGCGAGCAGCTGATCGTCGCGGTCGAAGAAGGCAATCGTGTCGGACATGCGTTTCTGCATCACCAGCGCGCGCCGAAGGAATGGCCGGTTCTTGCCGGCCTCGATAATCGCATGCCACGGCGCAGGTGAGACGATTTTGATCTCAGACGCTGAAGACATCGAAATCAGTCTTTCCTCGACGAGACTGGATATTCACAACCTTGTTGCCGCGCCCCATATTCGCCGCGCCATCGATGACACCCAGCCGCCCGCGATGACCAAGGCAGATATACTGTTCAGCATCGTGAACGTGCGAATATTCGTTTTTCGCAACTGCGAGCTTGTCGGTCGCGCCGGCGGAGGCCTGTTTCGTCAGCTTGTAGTGCGCCATGAAGCCGCCGATCAGGCGGGTGCAGCGCTTGTCGACGAGATAGCGCGGCGTGTTCGCGTCGATCATCCCGGAAAGATACCAGCGGACTGCATCGTGCCGCAGCGACGGTTCGTTCGATGGCGCCGGCATAATGCTGACATTCAAGGCCCGAGCAACGATTTCGATCCAGGCGAGCTCGCCCGCGACCTTGTCGGCACCGTAAAATGACGACGGATCCGCATATGCCTCATTGATCGCAAAGCCGCGAAAATCGGTAAGCAGAATCTCAAGCGCCATCTGGGCAAAGCGCGACGGACCCGTGCCGGGATCTGCACACACTTCGCGCAAAACACGGCGCTGCCCGTTCGGCATAAACTGCCCGATCGTCAGTGCGGGCGACCCGCCGGCATCGAGGCCAAGATTGATCGGCAAACCTGGAGCGGGTTCTAGACCCTCGACGACATGCACATCCAACGAGAACTGATCTTCATAAACCGGCGTTCCGTCCTGGGCGTAGCCAGGCAAACCGTGCACAAAACGGCGGATATCCTGCTTGTTTGTGAAGGTTCGCGCTTCCATTTCATAGGATGAACGCGGCTTGCCCTTCCGGTTTTCCGCCTCATTCGAGAGCCCGCTGGGCTGTCGAAAGAGATTATACATCTCGTTCTTGTCCTTCGGATCGCCGAGGCCGCCGGTCTTGCAAACCCAATTCGCGATATCCGGCGGGTTGCAGTCGCCCCAAGCGATGCGCGGCAGCAGCAGTTCATCGTCGTCAATGTTAATGCCAAGGCTCTGCATGCGCTTGCGGTAGGGGCCGACGACGCGCTGCAGCTCACTTTCTGCGATGTCGGAAACCTTCGGATAGCGGCCGGTGCGCGACCACATCAGACCGGGAACGCGCTCATGCAGCATGTCGCACTCGTTCATCCAGTTCATCGAGATTTCATAGCCCTTGGCGAAGCCTTCGATATTGTCGTCACCGATGGCGCCGAACTCCGCCGTGAACTCGACCTTGCAAACCCTGCCGTCCCGAATCGCCCCAAATTCGAGCTTGTGAACCACCGGGCGATCCTGGCCGCCGGCATGGAACGTCGTGAACGGATGATTTTCAGGAAACATCTCGTACCAGGACGCGAGGCAGGTGCGCGCCAGATCGCGATACGTGTCGCGGATCGTGGCGAGCTTCACGCGGACGACGCCATCCTTGCACACCGGAAACCAGTTGCCGGCCAGATACGGACCTTTGAAGGAGCTGGCGACCGTCTTCCCGGAGCCGGCCGGCCCCATGATGACATCGATCGGCCCGAGGCTTTGAATGAACGCCGCACCCACCGGCCCCGGCGGCTCATACTGCTGTAGCTCGAATTTTCCTTGACCCTGCATCCCTGCCGAAATCCCGTTAACCCGGCGACCCGGCTTCCCCGGCCCGCGCGATCACCGCTGAGGTTAACGGCCCGGCTCTGGCGTCAATTGAGGCAGGCAATTCATGAAAGAGACGTGTGTGTGACAAACGACCCCCGTGGGGGAGTGGTAGGCCGCGCGTTTTTGAAATTCAGAAATCGCTCATATATGGCGGGATCGGTCGAGGGGGTATGAGAAGCGGCCTGACGCGGCGCGCTCCCATGATTTACGATCAGGGGAATAAGGCACCTAAGCGATTGTTTTTGTTTGCCTATTCATTTCCGTGCGACTTGCCCTTTTCATGTCGCACGGTTTCAGATTCGCTAAGTGCTTGATTATCAACGATATTCCCACCGAACATATTCAAGGTGTTGCCGCCCTCGGAAGTTGGTGCAACCGCACCAAGATTACCGGCCATGAATATGTGCAGGTTGCGCTTGTCGACCTCGACCGCAAGCGGTTTCTTCGCATACTTGAACGGCATGAGATCAGCCGCCGCCTTCGCCTGGACCTTCAACACGTCGATAGGTTCGCAGCCGAGCAGATGCGCCAGCGCCGTGGTGTTGGCAGTCTGGATCATCGACAAGGTTACAGCCGGGTCTCGATGGCCGAGCGCTTCCAGATATTCGAACACTTGCGTATTGCGCTTGTTGGCCGATCCTTTCGGCCTCCCCCGTTCCCTGCGCGGGCGAGCGATTGAATTCGCCGCAGCCGATAAGGCGTCGATGGCGTCGAGATCGGGCGAGCCTTCGATCAGATCGAGTTGATCGGCGTCGTCGCCATCGATCTCATTCCGTAACGCGGCCACCGCCTGGGCGATGTCGTCGCGCGATGGCAGATCGCCGGATTTCTCGCGCTGATCGGGCGGTGTGTGTGGGGTCAAACGCCCCTTTTCCGGCTGTTCTGCATCATCCATGGCGCATAAACCTATTATTTTATTCCGGTAACCCGTCGAGTGCCGTGGTAACCGAGTTGTAACCGCTTTTCCTTCAACAAATTCAGATACATATGCCCGTAGGTTACAAGTTACAGGGTTACAGTTTCACGCACACATACACGCGCGCGCGTGTGAAACTGCTCTATATCTCGGTAACCTGTAACCGCATGGCTTAACTATCTGTTTTTGTTGATGATTGTCGGTTACAAGATTGGTAACCAACTTGTAACCCGGTAACCGTCCCAGACCCACCGGGCGGTCAATCAACATTCGCACGGTGGCCCTATGGTTAAGTGCTTGCGTCCCGACCGCAGACAAAAGTTAGAAAAGTGCAGCGCGCGCGGACACTGAAACCCTGATATGGGACAGGGTAAGGGGTTAAGTGCAGGCGTTAAAACTACCGGGAAACCGGGTTTGATGATGATCCGACTGGGAACGGGCGCGGGCGATCGATGCACAGAAATTATCTATGCGGCCGGGACTGGGATAAGAGAAAGCGGAGCCGTGCTGCAGCACGGCAAGATAAGCATTGGTCGCGCTAACTGAATGACGCCTGCTGTTCGGGTTCTCGCTGCCGCTGGCAGCGATTACCCGGCAGGCTATGCCGGCGTCTGATACAGCGAAGCCCGCGCAAGGCGGGCTTCGGGCAGATCAAAGGGTAAACAGAACGTTATTCTTCCAACAGTTCACCACTGTAAATATTTGCTTTCAACGATATTCCTGCGCCTTAGCAGTGGCTTGCGCAGCTATCCTGTCCCAATGCGCGGCCTTGTTGCGTAAGCTGCGCACATGCTTGAATAGTGCCGAAGATGCGTCTTCATCTCGCGCCTGCCGTGGCGGTAACTCACCGCGATACCATGCGACGAAAACCCTTATCAGCATTCTGCGAACCTCGGCCGCGCGTGGCGCATTCGATAATACGGCCATCAAAAGCCCTTGTTCCATGGTGAGGAAATATTCTGTGAAAGGCTTACCACGATAAGCGCCACGCCGTGTGGCGATTAACCCGAGTGCTTCCAATTCAGTTTTATTGCGCTCGATCAACTGGCGGATCGCACGAGGACGCTCGAAACCGAGCGCCTTCGCCAGTTGCAGATCGAGCAATCGTGGTTCGCCATTAAAGTCGAGAAGATCGGCTGTAGTCAGAACATTCTTCATCATTTGACCACCCTCAATTCGGCATGCCGAGCGACCGGAATGACACGGTCGGCACGGCGTAGCTTTTCTTCCATCAAGTAAAACATGGTGACGGCAGAATTGCGCAGGCGTAGATATTCGGCGTCGTCGGCATTTTCGGCATGGGAGCGCATGAGCGCTAAAAGGGCCGAGACTTCGGCGACTTCCATATCAATCAAGTCGGAGGCATTGTGCGTATGTGGCATGGTCGGTTCCTCGAGTTTGAGTGAACCCGGCGACCACTTTCCAATTGGTGGCCGGGCAATAACGGGTTGGAAAGACCGGCTCGAGGACCGGCAGGGCAAAGCCCTCCCATTACGCCCGACCATAAAAAAACGCGCTATGCGCGCGTTGGGCGCCTCGAGTACAGACCCGCTTTCCAATTCGGGACTCCACCTTTTTCGTGAAGTATGCACAACATGATTCCTTGGGAATCGATTGTCAAGGGGGCTTAAATGCGGGACGTTCTCGCGACTATACTAATTCTTGTTTGCGTTGCGGTTGGCTTCGCAGGCGCATCGTGGTGGCTTGTCTTTCTTTTCGCGGCACTATCCACGTGGTGGTATTTGAGTGGACGGGCCGCTTTCCAGTGGGGACGGGCCAGAGAAGAAGGATACGCTATTTCTCTTCTTTTAACGGCGAGCATTACGCAACTCGTCTTATTCTCAATTATATTCGCGCTGGGGCGAGGTATAGGTTGGCTATTCAAATAATCACTCCTTCTCCTTTTCCAGTGAATTGACGTAATCCTCGAAGGCGGCGAGATCGACGAGCAGGCAATGCTTGAGCTCACCGTTGATCTTGACCTTCTGTTTGTTGCCGGCGTTCGTGATGACGACATGGGCCGGGGCTTGCTTGAGCGCGTCCCACCAGACCGATTCATGCCAGTCTGTGCCGGCGAAGATCTTCTTGAGCATCGGCCCATCTTTCGGCACGGCCAGACAGAAACCACGGCCGGGATCGCCGATCTTGCGGACACCCAGATTTGCAGCGAAAAGCCGATCGCGGCCTTGATCAATATCCATAGGCTGCTGACCGATGCTCATGTCCTCGAGGACACTACCGACCGTGAGCTTTTCGCCGCCCTTCCAGGCATCGATCGTCGATTGCAGAAGATGCGACAGGCATTGGTGCCAGTTGTCGATGCGCTCTGCGCGCTCGAGCGAGGTGGCCTCGCCAATGATCGCGCCGAGTTCGCCCGGATCCGCGACAGGCAGGCCGGCATCTTCCATGGCCTGTTTTCCAAGGACGAGCTCTGCAGCTGACAGCAATGTACCGAAAGTATCGATAGCGCGGCTATCAAGCCCCTGCTCTCGCAGAATGCCCCAATAATATGGCATCAGCTCATCATTGAAGGATTTCCAGCCATCCATGATCTGGCGCAGGAACATGCGGCCGTCAGTCTCCGGATTGACGGAAACATTGCGCCGAATTCCATCGGTCTTATCCAAGGCGGCAAGGTTCAGCACCGCCATACGGGTCTTATCCTGCGTTTTCATCGGCGGCGGGTTGATAGCGCTGAAAAAGAAGCTGGCGCGCATGGTGAACAGCGTTCCCTCATGATCCTGCCCGCCGCGAGCGATATCGCCGCCGGAATAGGCAACGCGGGCGAGCTCGATGACGCTTTGTGCCTTCATGCTGTTCGCCTTGCTTTCCAGCTCGTCGACCATCACTGGCAAGCTGTCCTGTTTCACCTGCTGATAAATGCCGGCCGCCGTTGTATCGACGGACGAGAACACGCAATTATGCAGAACATGCTTGATGAGCTCGTGCAGCGTGGACTTGCCGACGCCTGCGCCGCCAGTGGTGAAAATGATCGGCCGAGCCTTGAGCGCGCCGCCCATCAAAGCGGTAACGATCCAGCCCAGGGCGAGAAATGGATCTAGATAAGGCCGCGCCCATTTCCATGTGCGCAGATCCTGCAGGATGCGTTGTGCAGGGCTTTCTTCCGGCAGCACTTTTTCCTGCCACGGCTCGATCGACGGCTTTTGCCTGGTATAGAGAAAGCCGTCATACATCGTCGGCGCCGACCGCGTGATCTTGCCGTTTTCAGACTTGAACAGCCAAATGCCGGAATGCCAGACAAACTCACCGCCCTTGTTTGTCCAGCCGCCACGGCCGCGATGATGATCGTGCGGATTGAAATCCGGAAGGCGTGCAGCTTCATTGATGATGGCGCGCGCGGCCGTCTTGGTCTCGAGGCGCACAACACGCGGCGGGATAACCTTGGTTTCTCCCGTTTCTTCGTCGACTTCCTTGCGTTCTTTGGACCAGGCCGGCCACGCCCACATGGCGTCGTTCGTCATGGGAGCGGACAGATCTGCCAAGGTGATGTCGTCGAATCTGGTGAGCGGTCGCAAATGTCCGGTAAACGTGGTGCAATAAACCGTGCCATCGGTATCACGGCCGACAACTGTGAAAGGGCAATGCGGCGGCATGGCATTGTCAGGGTATCCATCCCATTTGCCGGGGCGAATAAAGCGTTCCGGATCTTCCGGATCGACGCGAGGCTCATTGGGATCCGGCGCATTGGTCAGGCGTTTGCTGTCCTCGAGCTTGCTCATCGCATCGACGAAGTGCGCGCGGATAGCTCGACGGCCGGTTTGCGTTCCCGCCTTGCGTGGTTTCTTTGGAGTGTTTTCGCTTGTGTCAGTCATGCCGGCCCTGATGAAAAAAGCCGCCGGGTGAAATGGGGAAAACCCGGCGGCAAGTGGGCTGGGGCGCGGACGCCCCGGCCGGGAGGAGCTTTAGGAACGTGCTGCAGCCTGGCCGAGCTCAGACAGCGGATTGTCATCCTCGGGCATCATGGCGAGATCCGCGCGATCGACGGCCATCCAGCGCAATCCAGCCTGGCGAACCTTTGCAGCTTCCCATTCTTTTTCGTGCACCTTCACCGCATCGATGGACAGCAGCACGACAGAATGGAAAACAGCCAGGCCAAGACGCACCCAATTTGGACGCGCACTGAAACGATCGTGAGGAAGGCCGGCCGATGTCGCGATATGGACATACATCGCCTCAAGCGGGGCATCTGGCCACTGTTTGATGAAATCGACAGCGACAGGGGCGATCAGCTTAAGGACAAGCTCATCTTCATCCGTGAGCGTGCTGGCAAATCCGGCCTGATAGGCAACGGCGATTGCGGCATCGGTCGCAGCGCGTGCGATGTCCTCGTCCGTCATCAATGGACGGTAAGTAAGCTCGCTATCACGCGCAGGCGGTTGCGGCTCGGCACCGCCGCCGGCGTCGCCATCATTGCTACCTTCGGCAGCGCCTTCGGTTTCCTCCGGGCCTTCATCGCTCGGCTGCGAAGCTTCTCCATTTCCTTCCGCTGCAGTGCCATCGGTTGAAACATTTTTTTGTATCGCATGGTCGCCTACCAACTCGGCCGGCGGAACAAACTGGTTCGATGTCACTTGATATCCCGCAGTCGAATTTTGCTCATCTGCGTCAGACTCAGCGGTTTCCGGAGCTGATGCACCATTCTGGACGGCACCGATTGTTCCACTATCGACTGCCCCGGCATTGGCCAATTCACCGGCTCCAGCGGCTGTGGTATCCGGTTCCAGATGCACAGCTCCCACGGCCGAGTTATCCGGCTGGTTGGCATCTGCGGATTGCGTTTCGGTTTCGAGCTCGTTTTCCGGCGCTGCAGCATCGGCATTATCTTTCGTTTTCTTCGACATAGTTCCGGTCCTCTGTTCCAGAAATTAAGCTGACAGCTTCTCGCGTAGCGCATAGCCCTCAAGCGGCCACAGCTGGCGAACGCAATCTTCGCGAGCGAATTTGCGGCCTAGCTCGGCGTCAAAATTTGCAGGATCTGCCGGCGCACTTTTGCCGACCAGGACGAAGCCATTTTTCATCTGCATGACGCAGATCGTCATCGATGGCAGGCTTTCCGGATGAATGTAGTCTTCCCGCTCGATCTTCTCGATCATGCTGTCGAGCGTTACACGATTAGCGGTTTTCTGGACGGCAGCGGCTTGCTGATCGCCAACTTTCAGGCTTTCCATTGTCATTCACCTTTCATCAGGTCGTTGAAATCATCGCCCAGGTGCGAGTTGATGACCGTGAGCGGCTTGCCCCAGCTTTCGAGCTTGTCGATCGTCTGCTGGATCTGCTTTTGCGCCGTGGGATTGCCGTGATTGTTGTCGCGGGCGAGGATGATCGCCCCGACGCAATCCAGCCAGACAGGCGCATTTCCCATGTTTGTAATCGAGCCGCCCGCCCAGACGCGGGCTTCGGGCGCGGCGATCGCGAGGCTCAAGGCCGTTTCAACGCCTTCGCAAATGATGACTAGGCCGGCTTGCCGCGAGAGCCAGAACGGATCGCCAAACTGACCATATGAAACCTCGACGACAGCACCACTGGCCTCACCAAAGATCAGCTTCGGCGGCTCGACCGGAGCTTTGACAGGCTCGAGCGGATCAAGGAACGTGCAATGGCACGCCGTGACGATCCCGTGCTGCGATCGCATGGCCGAGTGAACGGCCGGAAACATCGGACCAGGCGAAACCTTGAAGCGCCGTGCGCCTTCCGTCTGGAACTTCGCGCCGCTCCACCATTCAGTTTGCGGGCTGAAACGGAAGGTCTCTGCCGGAAGATGCGTCACTTCCTCGAGGGGAATATCGCGGCCACGGAAGTATGACAGCGCGTGGCGCAACGCCGGTGGATCAAGCCGATCTGGATGGATCTGCATAGTCCGCTGCGAAAACAGCTCATCCGCCTTCTTGATCCGCCAAAGGCGCCGATCGTGATCCTCTTTCTGCCGTTTCTTCGCCTTGGCAGAAGCCGCCATCTGCATGGCTTCACGTTCCTGCCGGCTCATCGATCGAAGGCCGAGGAAGTCACGCGCCCAGGCAAGCGCACCCTTGGTATCGGTTCGCAGCACGTATTCGACCAGGCCGATAATATCCTTGCGCGCGCCTTCCGCACCGCCCCGGAATTGCTCCCAGCCGCCAATGTTGCCGCGCAGGCGAACTTTCAGGGCAGGCTTATGATCGTAATCGCCCTGGACAGGATCATGGCTGACATAGAGATTGCCATCGCGCCGGCCGTTCGGCAGAAGCTTTTCGCAAACGTCTTGCGCCCGATCCTTGAGCATTTCCTTGATTTCCTGCAAATCGCCGCGGCCGTTCATCGCTTGGCCTCCGGATCGCGCTTCCAGAAATCATTCTCGATCGAAAGGCGAACAAATCCATCCACCGTATCAGCCGAAAAGACAGCCGTTCCGAAATTTACTAAGTCCTGCGCGAACTCTTCCCAGGCATCATCGTCGATAGCGAAGCCGGCGCCGAGCCCTTCGCACATGCCGACTTTTGCTGATAGCTGGACTGTTTTTTTCATGCCGCCATCCTTTCCGGACGCCATGCCTTGTGCCTTTTCGGGATATCGACGCAGCCGCCAAACCGCAGCACGTCATCCGGCCGCGTGAGCTTCTGCCGGCATGGCGGGATCCAGATGAAGCCCTGCCCGAAATGCACTGCAGCGCGTGATCGCGCATGTTCGCGATGGCGAAGCCAGACCAGCCAGCAATATGAAGTGGCAGTTTTGCCGTTCACGACCCACCGGCCGCGATGCATCGGCACGCGCTCGACGAACTGCGCAATCAGATCTGCAGGCCGCTTTTGAAAAAGAGTGCGATATCGATCGACAGTTTCCAGGAACTGTGTCCGGACAAGCATCGCCACACCGACGCCGGCGAGCTCGAGTGCGCGCTCAACGAACTGCGCACCGCACTTGAAAGGCGGATTGGTGATGATCCAATCCACGGATAGCGGCGCGACAGACCGATCGAGGAAATCGAAAGTCGAAACGCCCTGCCCGTAATCGAAAATGTCGGACGCATAGACGCTACGCTCGAAATATTCTTCCAGCACGCGCGACATATGCAGCATTCCGCATGCCGGATCCCAGGCCGTCGCCTTGAAGCGATCGCCATAAGGAGAGACAACCGGCATGACATGCTCGCAGAACGCGCGCGTAGCCCACGGAGCGGTCGGGAAAAAATCGAGACTGGTTGCAGGCTCGAAACGCCGCGCTCTGACAGCCGTGGAGATAAGGCGACGGTTCATCGCTTGCCCCGGCGGTCAGACTCGCGGCATGAACATAAACCGACGAATAACGAAGAGATTGTGCAAAGAATGGACCAGAACGACCTCAACCACTTCATCGATACCGTTGCAGTTGCAACGTACGCAAACAAGGCCGTCCTTACATGCCTGATGGCAGGCAAAGAGATATCCGAAGATGCCGCTTTAGAGGCACTATCCAACTGGGTATCGCGAACTAACCCGAACTTCGAAGGACTAGCGGAAGGCGTGCGCTCGCATGTAAGAGAAATGATTGAAGCGGCCCGTTCCTTGCGACCTTTGTCACCCAACTGAGGAGGCGGATTTATCGCTAGAAACAGGAACGGCCATGACGGAACTTTTTCTTTAACAAGCTCATCGGGTGAAACAGTCTTAAGTTTCCCATCAAGTCCGGTTGAATAAAAGTTTCTATCTTCCCGCTGATGCTCGGATACCTTAAACGGCAACACGTTTTTTTCATCCGTCATTACCAACCACCTCCGGTTAGAGCTCGCTCGAGCCGTTCCATTTCACGGTCAAATTCCTTGTCGTCGCGGGCATCTTCGACGGCGCGCAGCGCGAGACTGATTGCAGCTTTCGAAACGCCGGCGGCGCGCGCCAGGTCAGAGCCTGAAATTCCAAATGCGTTGCTAACCAAGGCCCAGGCATCACGACGGACGCGCGCAGCCTCGAGCCATTCCGGCGATTGCGTGGCGCGTTTGGAAGCGATGGAGTTCTGGATTTTCTCAGCATTGAGGCCGCGAGCCTCGCAAAGCAGCGCGATAGCGGCCCGGATTGCCATGTTGCAGAAAGCAGATTGCGGGCTTGTGTCAGCCTCGGGCGTGACAATCAGCCGGCGAAGAGCCAAGCGCAGGGCGTTGAGCGTACCCATGCGAGGCCGCTTGGCACCAGTTATCAACAGGCTGTAATAACCGTTGCACAGCATGGCCGCGCGCTCGACGTGATACTGCGCTATTCCGTTTTCACGCCGTATCTCTTCTATTTTCTGTAATTCGATTGCCAAATCTGCGGTCATCGCTTGTACTCACGGCGAGACTCGCGGCACATGAACATTTTCAACCGCCTACAGGGGTTCAAAGTGTCCCATAACCTCACGAACGAAGAATATGATCGCCTGCTTATGGTCGTTGGCGGCGCTGGCATGGCCGCCAAGGCCGTGCTGACCGTATCCATGGCCGGCTTACCAATCACTGTAGATTCTGCTGTTGAAACCTGCAGACACTGGATGGACCCAAATTCGCCGGCAACTCCGGTTTTTTTGGAAGCGGTCGGAGCACACGTTAATGAAATGCTCGCCACTGCCGAAGCGATTTCACCGCCGTCCAAAGGACGCGCCTGAATTACTTTCGGAGGAACAATTCCCGAAAAAAAGAAGAGAGCTTTTGGCTTCTCAATCGCTTTGTTTGTCATCTGACACCTCTTCCACATCGGTAACTTCTTCGAGCGCGCCGGCGGCGCACCCGATCTTTGCCAGCGCGACAACTGCGCCGGCGAGAATACGAGCAAGACCAGGGCGAGTTGCGACGCGCATGTCGCCCGCGATGATCCGCTCTGCGATCCAGACACTTTCGGACAGGTGAAAAGTCACTTCGGCAGTCGCCAGTGAGGTATCCGCCGCCATTGTTGCGACCGATATCCGCGAATTATCTTCGTGCTGCAGGACTACCCGAATATTCTCCAGGCTTTTCGGCGCTTCCGTGCGCTTTTCAGAATGGAGGATCGTGAGGCGTTCCGTCATCCGTGTCACCATTTGACCGCGAATACGAATACTTCCACGACGAAAACGAGCGCGGCATAGAGGAAGCAACTCAAGCCGACCCACAGCTTTCGATCCGCCATCCACCCACAACCGAGTGCGATCATCGCCATTCCAGAAATCATAACGACAAGATCAAGCATGGGCGTCGCCCCGCTCGGAAATGAGCGTGTCGATCGCTTCAGAAAGATCCTGAAGAGTCTTCACATTTGGACTGGTCTTACTCTGCGCTGTTCGGCGCCACGTTTCCTTGTGGATGCCTGCCCGCTCATACAGCTGCTTCCGCGTAATCTTGTAATGTTTTCTTAACTGTTCGATCTGATCGAAGGTTCGCATTCTTGACTACCGAATCACTTGCTGCTTCTAATGCGCATTAATTCCGCAATAATGCGGATCGTCAAGGTTGGTATGTTTTCGAGTTGCGTATCTCCTGCGCATAACTTTATGCGCATGGAACAGGGTAAAAAAGAACAACAGGATTGGGTGAAGGCGGTCTTATCTCATCTGGGGATTACCGCCACCGAATTGGCGCGCCGAACAGGCGTGGCACCTTCAACGATTCACAAACCGCTGAACGATCCAGAATTTCCGGGGATGATCTCATCCAGGACAATTCATAAAATTGCGGAAGCTGCAGGATTACGGCCTATGGAGTTCCCCGGCCGTGCACGCGCCTTCAACGACAAGGAAACTGAGCCTTATGTCTTTGATGAGCCCGAGGCGAACCCCAGCTTCGAACGCGCGATCAGAGACTTGATCGCTCAACGCAACGGTCGTAGCGCATGGCGAATTAGGAGCTATGCGCTTGAAATTTCCGGAATTCTGCCCGGAGATGTTTTGATTGTCGATCAATCACCCCAACCGAAGCCCAACGATATCGTAGCGGTAGAGCTTAAAGACTGGTCAAGCGGTCGCACAGAAAATGTGTTCAGGCTTTACCTTCCGCCTTACGTCATCACCAACTCGTTGCGCGAGGGTGCACAAAAGCCGCTTCCGGTTGACGGTTCTGACGTATCGATTAGGGGCGTGGTTGACGTCGTAATGCGGCAACCGCGTGTGGCGCACTAGGGGCTGAACAAAGTCATACGACTTTAAATTCCCCTTCCAAAGCAAATCAATTAAACAAAGTCATATGACTTGATTGGCGCACCCCATGGGGACGCGCTGAACGAAGTCATATGACTTTTTTCTTATGCGATTCAACGCAATGCGCATAAAATGCGTATTTATGCGCACCATGATATTGCCAATTCCGCATTTATGCGGATACTGATTGCCGAATCACAAACGGAGTGATCGACATGCTTTCTATCGAGACAGCAAGCATTGAAGAGGTTGCAGACGCGATCGGCCGATCCGAGATCTGGCTGAAACGCAACTGGAACAAGTTCAACGCGAAACATGGTTTTCCCCGGCCGATCCCAGGATCGGACTGGAAGTGGCCGCGCCGTGCGGTCGAGCTTTGGTTGATCGCGGGTGGCGTAATTATGCGAGCAGCCAACAGCAACGAAGCCAGCGCGGATCTCATCAGCCTGCAGCGTCAGGCGCACCACGAGCGCTATGGGGTCGTGTCATGACGGCAAAAGGCTCAATCTCACTCAATCATCTGGAGATCGACGAGCATTTCGCAATGTCCGACTATGAGCCGTACCACGACTACGAGCCGGACGACGATTTCAGCGATGAACTGGACACTGGCGACGCTTGCGGCCGCTGGATCAACGGCCAACTGGGGGAGCATTGCACCCTCGCCGGTACAGAGTTCTGTGACTGGGAATGTCCCTATAGCGGAGGCGGCAATGAATAGTACGTCTCAACCAGCCCTTATAGATCCGCGCGAATTGACGCCAACAGAGCGCAAGCTGCTGCGGGAGGTCGCTACCTACAAATTCTATCGTCGACGCAATGGCTGGGCCATTCCTGGGCAAGGAAACAAGGTCTCACTCAAGTCGGTCGACAACCTATACCGCAAGCATCTCATCAGCGATCGTTCCGATTGTCTCCGCCTCACTGGTGCAGGCCAGATGGTGCTGGCCGTCATGCAAGAGCGCGAGCGCGCAAAAACCGAGAGAAAGGCCGCACAGTGAGCGACGACATTACATCAGAAGCCCAAACCATTGCCGTGGGCCAACTGCGCGCCTTCATCGAGCGCATCGAGCGACTTCAGGAAGAAAAGAAAACCATCGGCGACGACATCAACGAAGTCTACGCGGAGCTCAAAGGTTCCGGCTTCGACAGTAAGGTCGTTCGGACCATCATTCGTCTGCGCAAGAAAGAGGACCATGAGCGCCAGGAGGAGGATGCAATACTGCAACTCTACATGGACGCCCTTGGCATGAGCTGATGGCCCAGGCGCTGACGTTCCTAGCAGCATTATCCGTTTTCCTGTTGATTGCCGCACTCTGGCTGATGGCACTCATGCCGACGAAAACACGTCAACGGATCTGGTTTGACGACTGAGATCCACCGATAGGCCGCCAATCCCCCGCCGGCGGCCTGATAGCCCGGCGGAACGCCCGCCCCTCTTACGTTCCGCCGGGCATTTCCTTTTCGCTCGCAATGTTTGGAGTAACGAGCATGGCCAAGAAGGCAAACCCGCATCCACACGTATCATGGCGCGACGGTCGCCCACGCTTCCAGCCTGGCAAAGAGCTGCGAGCCATGGGCTATTCCGGCAAAGATCTGCGCCATGAGGACGGCCGATGGTTCACGCGCGGCGAAGCCGTGGACTGGTCCACTAATTTTCAGCAGGAACTCGCCGGCAAGAGAAAGCCGGCGCCGTCAGTACCAAGAACCGCACCCGTGCGATATGCGGGCTACACGGTCGAGAACCTTATCGCTGACTGGACCAATCCAAAGCGCAATCCAAAATGGAAGTTGAATGGAACCCGTTCATACAGCCCGTCGACGATGAACGATTACAGGGACAAAATGAACGTCCTCATGCAGCACGATGGCGAATTGTGGGTGTCCGACGTGCGGTCGCTCGATCGGCCGACATGTCGCAACCTGTTTGATAGCCTATGGAGCCAACGCGGCCTGGCGACAGCTAAAGGCGTTCTCCTGACACTATCGTCGGCCATCAGCTGGGGAATGCTCCGCGGTCACGTGAAGCTGCTCGATAATCCTGCAACCAAGCTGCAAATGGAATCGCCCGAGCCACGCGTCAGATTTGGCACACGGCCGGAGATCCTTGCATTGATCGCTGCAGCCGATCGGATCGGCCGACCAGAGATCGGCGATATGATTGTGCTGGCAGTTTGGAGCGGCCAGCGCCAGGGAGACCGCCGCGAGCTGATTGACAAAGGATTGATGAATAATCGCCGGATTTTCAAGCAATCAAAAACCGGTGAAATCGTTGCCGTTATGCAAGCTCCAGAGCTGGAGCGCCGGCTCGAAGCATCGAAGAAGCGCCGCGAAGCTGCCAAGATAAAGGATCCGCGCGTTATTCTGGATGAGAAGCTCTGGAAGTCATTCAGCAAGCGCCACTATCATGAGATTTTTTCAAAGGTGCGCGACGCTGCGATCATCGGAGTTGTGGACGTTTCTGCAACACAGAAGAACTTCCCTTCCGTTAAGGCCATGAATGTGGCGCTCAAGCGCGCCTATGAAAAGCACCGCAAAGGCGAGGCCGTCTATGATGTGCGCATCGTCTACGAGATCTCGCCGCTGATTTCGCTTCATGATCTGCAGGATCTCGATTTCCGCGATACGTCTGTTACCTGGATGGCGCTTGCCGGCGCGACTATTCCTGAAATCATTTCGGTCACCGGACACACGGCCGAAAGCGCCACGCGGATCCTGCGGCACTATCTTGCTCGCCATCCGGAAATGGCTGACAGCGCAATCCGGAAAATGGTGTCCTGGTACGAAGCCGACGGCGAAACGGAAATCGGTTACTAGCCTTAATATTCGATTTAGCGAATCGTCAGCGTTTCACACCGCCCCTCAAATCCAGCCGCGTCAGGATGAGCCTGGCGCGGCTTTCATTTTAGCAACAGGGCGGGAGGCTTATTTTGAAACAGCATTGCGTGATTGAAACAGAAGACATCGGCCGGGGAAAAGTTAGGCTGCATTTCCATATCGATATTCAGATCGACCAGCTGCAGCCGTTGCCCAGGGAGATCATCGACGATGCATTTACCTGCCTACGCCATCTACTCATGTTCAAGCCAGACGGAGAAACACCGGTAAGGCGCATGATTGAATCGGCATTGAACGACAATGAAGACTCGAGACTGCTTTTGCGGTTGGCCGGCATCCGGGTTGTAAGCGACTTTGCGACAAATGAAGGCTTTATCGTCGCGTCGGCCGGCGTTGGTGTCAACCGGCTGTTCGACGGCAGCGCGTGGGGAGAAGGCTTGCACCGGCACGCGTTGTCATCATTGCCGGGAGCTCGGCCGACAGGACCATTAAACTTTGCCGAAGGAAAGGCATTCCGAGGCACATTTCTGCCAGCGCGACTGATCTACGATGCGGTGCATTATTGATCGCAAAACCGCCCGTGCGACTTAGCAAGTCGCACGTGAAGTCGCACAACTCGCACGGGACATTTGTCCAAATTCGCTAAGGTATTGGGGGGACTAAGGTTCTTGTTGGTCGGAGCGGCAGGATTCGAACCTGCGACCCCCTGATCCCAAATCAGGTGCGCTACCAGACTGCGCTACGCTCCGCTGCTCTGTTCGAGCGGGGTTCTCACTAGATAATCCAATGCCATAAAGCAAGAGGCAAATTTGCCCGTTGACGCTTTTTCGCTTCGGCCCGCTAATTCTAAAATCTTAAAGCCGTTGGAATTGACAGTTCTGGTAAAGTAAGTTTACCAATCATCCGCCTGCATACCATGACGCGCAATAGCCCGACTACCGCTCTAAGGAGAGGGCAGCGGAAGGGAATGTTTCCATTGGTCAGCCAAATCGGTGGAGCGAATTGGAGTGAAAAGGAAGAGATTTTAATCCAGGAGGGAGGACTTCGATGCCCTGGAATCAAGTTTACGATCCCCTAGGCAGCATGTTCTGGTCAACATTGCTTGCCGCATTGCCCATCGTGGTACTGCTCGGCGGAATCGGCATTTTCCACATAAAAGCACATATAGCCGCGATTCTCGGTTTGATTACCGCGCTCTTAATTGCGGTGATCGGTTTTGGAATGCCCGCCGACATGGCGGGAGCCACAGCCGTTTACGGTGCAGCCTATGGCCTTCTGCCCATCGGCTGGATCATTCTCAACGTGATCTTTCTGTATCGCCTGACGGAACAGACCGGGCAGTTCAACATCCTGCGTGATTCGATTGCCGGGATAACCCCCGACCGTCGCTTGCAGCTTCTGTTCATCGCCTTTTCCTTTGGCGCGTTCTTTGAAGGTGCAGCCGGCTTCGGAACACCCGTGGCCGTGACGGCAGCCATGCTGATGGGGCTTGGCTTTGCGCCGCTTCCCGCCGCTGGCCTGTCGCTGATCGCCAACACTGCGCCCGTCGCTTATGGCGCTTTGGGTACGCCTGTTATCGCATTGTCTGCGGTGACGGGGATCGATCTCTTGCAATTGTCAGGTATGATCGGTCATCAGCTTCCATTCTTCTCGGCCATCGTTCCATTCTGGCTCATCTGGGCCTTTGCGGGCCGTAAAGGCATGATAGAAGTCTGGCCGGCACTGCTGGTTGCCGGTGTTTCGTTCGCCGTACCGCAATATGTGGTGTCCAATTTCCATGGACCATGGCTCGTCGATGTTATCGCAGCCATCTGCTCCATGGCAGCACTTGCCGCGTTCCTTCGCTTCTGGCAGCCGCGTCGCATCTGGACGTCGACCGGCAAGGAGGGCGAAGAGGCCAATGCACCGGTCCAGCCGCGCCACAGCCATTCCACGGGAGCGGTTTTCCGCGCATGGCTGCCATGGCTCGTTCTGTCGGTCTTCGTGTTCTTGTGGGGCACGCCGCAGATTCGCACATGGCTCGATTCGCTATGGATCTGGAAAATGCAGGTTCCGCATCTGCATAACCTGGTCTTCAAGGTTCCGCCGGTCGTTGCCGAAGCCCATTCGGAAGCTGCGATCTTTACGCTGAACCTCCTGTCGGCCACAGGCACGGGCATCCTGCTTTCCGCCGTCGTCGCGGGCTTTATCCTCGGCTTCAATCCGTTGAAGCTCGTGAAAGAATATTTCAAGACGGCCTATGTGGTGCGCTTCTCGCTCATCACCATCTCAGCAATGCTCGCGCTCGGCTATGTCACCCGCTATTCGGGTACAGACGCGACCCTGGGCCTTGCATTCGCACAGACGGGCTGGGTCTATCCGTTCTTCGGCGCGATGCTCGGCTGGCTGGGTGTGGCGCTGACGGGCTCGGACACGGCTTCCAACGTCCTGTTCGGCGGGCTTCAGAAGATCACGGCTGAACAGCTTGGCCTTTCGCCGGTTCTGATGGCAGCAGCCAATTCGTCTGGCGGTGTCATGGGCAAGATGATCGACGCCCAGTCCATCGTCGTCGCCTCAACGGCAACCCAGTGGTATGGACACGAATCGAAGATCCTTCGCTATGTGTTCTTCCATTCGATTGCGCTTGCCTGCCTTGTGGGCGTTCTGGTTCTGGCGCAGGCCTATGTGCCACCATTCACCTCCCTGGTGCCAGCGGAAACCTTGCCTTTAGTTGCTCACTAAGTTCCACACCTGCACAACAATCAGCCCACGCGGACCCGCTCCGCGTGGGCTTTATTTTTTATATATTGAAGCCGGGCTTGCGGGCCGCATCTGTCGCAAGGAAACCAAACCGGCAGGGATCGAGAGAAAAATCGGAAAAGGCGGTATTTTCCTTCAGTAAAACTGAAGCCAACAAAGTTATAAACATATAAACCGATTTAGATTTCAATCGCTTACCGTTTGTGATGCGGTGTTTTTCGTCGGGCTGTGCTAATTGGCAGACAGATCAACGGAGGATCAAAATGGCTATCCAGACTGTTTCAGATGAGCTATATCGCCGTCATGAACGTGAGTGGGCCGAATTCCGCAATGCGGTTGAAGCAAGTGAAACAAACCAGAAGCAGCAAGGGCAGGCTTCCGGCAAAACTTCCTGTGACAGCAAAACCGGAAATCAATAA